AAGGGTGTAGTCCGACAGGTTGACGATGACACCGAGCAGGTTGCCCTGGCCCTCGAGGACCTCGACCGGCACGACATCGGAGACGCGAAGCTCAGCAGCGAGCTCCGAGACGGTCCGATACATGCGCCGCTTCATCCCGTCACGCGTGAGCATGAGCTTGGACAGGGTCTCCTCCGTGGTGTAGAACGTGGGGAGGCCCGTGCCCTTGTAGAAGCGACGGTTGAGGATGAGCGCGTCGACGATCTCGCTGTAGTCCGAGCTCGCGTCCGCGAGGTTCACGTTCACCGTGTAGGTGTACAGCTCGTGGTCGTTGGCGATGGACCGGATGCCGGCACCCTCGGTGGTGGTACCCGCGGGGTCCTTGATCTTGTCCTCATCCGAGGGGTCGCGACCGTCACCCACGAGGATCGCACGCGCGAGCTCCTCGTCCAGCATGAGACGCATCTCCTGCTTCATCCACACGACGACGTCGAAGTCGGTGATGTCCACGATGTCATCGCGGTCCAGCTTCTGCTTCTTGTAGATGGTGGTGGGGGTGGTGACTCGCTTGGACACACCGAAGAACTCTTCCTTCTTCAGGTTGCCCTTGATGTAACCCTTCGCACGGGCCTCATCCTCGGTCAGGTCGGCGGACCAGGACTTGATCCGCGAGAACGGACGCTTGGTGACGCCGTTGATGACGCTCGCCACCCACTCGGTACGGCGCTTGTCCCACTCGGGGCGATCCGTGACGGCGCGGGCCTCGGGGAAGAGGACCTCGATGTCGTTGATGCCGTGGGCGAGGGCATAGGCCTCCACCGCCGACTTCATGGTCTGGCCGGGCTTCTTCGCGTCGGCGAAAATGCCCTGGATGTCGGAGTGCGAGAGGACGTGCTTGGCCGCGGCAGCTTCGCCGGCCTGGGTTCCCGCCTCGAAGACGTTGTGCGTCATGTCGGTGCCTTCCTTGTTGTTGTCGTCGGAGTGCTTCGCGGAGTCCTTCTCCTCGAGAGCCATGCCAAGCATGTAGTTCACGACGTCCTTCTGCTCATCCGTCATGGAGTTGTAGATCTCCCGGAGAGTCGAGTCGCCGGCGTGCGCCAGGTCCTCTTCGGACTGCTTGTCTTCAGACACCTTGTCCTCTGACTTGTTTTCGACCTCGGGCTCCTTGACGTCCTTGGTCTCGACCTGCTTCACATCGCCGTGAACGATTGCCTCGCCCGTGGTGATGACTGCCTCATCCTCGAGAGTCTCGACATCGCCGTCGCTGTGCTGAATGGCGACGTAGTCGATCTTCGCGCCGGGGTTCGCCCCAGCGAGGACCAGGCTGACTTCCCGGATCGCTCCGTGAAAGACCTGCTTGCTGCGCTCGACCAGCTGGTTGGCGTAGATCGAGAGGAACTGGAGGTCGCCGTGCTGGACGAGAACCCTCGCACTCTTCCCTCGCTCGGTCTCGTTGAAGTAACCGTAGCTGTAGACCCCATCCGCACGATTCTCGAGCACGGCGTGACCGAGAACGTTGTTGAGATCGTTGTGACCGTGCCCGTAGACGAGCGGAACCGTCATCTTGTCCTGGTGCTTGAAGGCATCGGGCATGATGGTGCGACCGTCGGAGCACTTGAGGCCAGTCTTGGTGGCGTAGCCGCTGAAATCAGCTTCCATTTTGACTGTCTCCTTCCTGATTGGTATCTGCGGAATTTGTCGCTGCCGACGGAGCCGGCATGTTGCTGTTTCGGAGCTCGTCAGCCTTCGGATCCTTCGAAGGCCTGAGTCCTATTGCGCCTCGGATCTCGTTTGCACTCATAATCTCATTACGAGTGAACTTGTCGGCGATCTCTGCGATGTCTGTGACAGGAACAAGCTTGAAAGGATCCCTGAAATAGAGGACGCGTTGCTTTTGAGACCTTGCCGTCTTCGTTAGGAACGAACGCGTCATGGCTTCAGTGATTGCGTCCAACACAGGCATAACTGTACGGTTGTTATAGTTGAGCATCGCCTTTTCGTCGGCGGTGCCATCCATAACCTCGGGGGTGAGACCGAGTTGCGTGTACAGCAGGGTCGTGAGGAACTCCACCTGCTTGAGCAGGTTGTTCTCAGCCGGCCGGTTAAGCTGGGTGATCTTCTCGGTACCGTCTGTATAGGCGATACCATACTTGCTACCCTTAAGCTGAAACTCGATGTCCTTTCGACGCTGCTCAGCAGCCTCTCGACGAGCTTCAGACTTGATGACATAAGGCAGCTGAATGATGAGATCGAGTTTTCCCGATGCCGAGAGCTCATCAGAAGTATCTAACAGAGCGAGCTTGCGCGTCAGTCTCTGCAAAGTCGAGTTGGGCTCATTCATAACCGCGTAAAGCGGATTTTCAGCGATCGCCACAATTCGTTTCGGCAAAGTGATCTCTTCACGAGTGCCAGTTCGCTCATTGTAAAGACTCACACGAATGTGATAGGGATACCACTGTTTCACTTCACCAACTCGAAGCGTTTTGATGTCAAACGAGCCGGAAAACTCTGGATCCAAAGTCGTGTCGACCGGAACGATGGCCGCAACACCCTTGTCGAACATGGTCATGGCAATGTCTTGCCGAAGAGCTCGGGCACCCTGATCAACGTTCGCCTCGATCGACAAACAGTTGTTCAGACCGCTCAGAATTACCTCCTGAAAACGATCTTCCTCGTCAGTTCGAGCATGTCTAATCGCAACTCCGGCGACATCAATGCTGAGTCGTGTCAGAATCGAGGAAAGGATGGTGCGCTCGTTGATGACATTCAGTCTTGTTGCGGACTCGGAGCGAGATCCATAGCTTGCGCCGTAATCTCCGTACGAGTGAATGCGTTGTTCGGCCTCGTCATCTTTGGATTGGAATGCATTCCAAGCGCTGGTCAAACGATCACGAATACTCACGTCTCACCTCCTTTCTCGAATATGAACGGTGGAGGGTCACTCGAAAGCCTCCTTGTTAAGTTTGTAGGCGACCCACGCGTCTAGCAAAGCTGACACGTTATCGACCTTCTCGTCTTGACGACGCTTAAGAAGCTTACGATTCCCATTGGTGTCTTCCATGGTAATGGCGTTACCCATGGTGAAGCTCATCAGATCTTGATCAAATATGAGGTCCCGCTCTGAGGCCAAGATCTTCAATTCGCCAAGAGGCACAGATTCCGTCCGCGCACCCTGGATGACCTTCTCAATTCCGAAAGGTCCGTTCTCTGCTTCCCAACGAGTGACGAATTCTTTCGCATTGTAAGGGTCGTAACCCAAAGTACGAACGTCATACTCACTTCGTTGAATGAATCCTTCAAGATCGTCATAGACTTCCATCATGTCTAGAATCGAACCTTCGAGAACGTGGAGACTTCCTTCGTTCAAGAACTCTTCGTACTTCGCGCGCATAGCCCCAGGAAGCTTCTTCAATGTGAGTGCTGAGATGTAGCTTCGAGTCTTCACTCCGAACTTCTCACCAGGCAGTGGAAAGACGAAAGTGAAAGCGCAGAAGTCATCACCCTTTGATAGGTCAGCACCCACTGAACAAGGCATCTGCCAGAAGTCACGTCGGCGATGCGGAAGTGTCTCCTCGTAAGTGAAGAAGAATGTGAAGCCTTCCATAGGGATTCCAAACCGCTTCGCAAGGATGTCATTACGCGTAGCGGGAGCCTTTTCGGCACGCTCAACATCGAGATGGTATGTCTCATATGAAACAGTCTTACCGATGTTCGGGTTTGCCTTCTGCCACGTAGCTGGATCGGCTACTTCTTCCACAGTGTCCAACTTGTAATGCCAGATGGAGATGTGAGGAGCGAAGTATTCGCCTCTAAGAATGGTTGCTAGTTCCATTTTGACAGTATCGCCAGAACCGTTACGAACCGTTCCTTCTGAGCTGATGGCGACGATCAGATAGTCGTCAAGCTTCGACGCTCCCTGCTCGATTGCGCCGATGACATCCTCTCGGACATCGCCGGACAACCACTCATCGACTGTGGAGATCTTAGGCCGGAGTCCCTGCAGTTTGTTGATGGCCATTGGCCGAACTTCAAGCAGCGAACCAGTCAGGAAGTTCTCGACACCCTTCTTGGTAGACGCGAGCTTGACTCTATTCATGCGATTGCCCGTGGTGTTCTGAAGCGATCCCTCTGTCAAGAACTTGAACAGAGGCCCTCGGGCTCGAATGATCGCGGTACGAAACGGCGACATGACTTCGTCAGCCTGCTTCATGGTTGGCGCGGTTGTGATCTGATGTGTCGTCTCTGTGTCCACATTCAGGAAGTAGCTTTGAATGCATTCGGCGTACATCGACTTAGCGGCCCCTCGGGCCACGATCAGATACTGCTTCACAACCAACCGCTTCTTGATCGTCTTGTTGACGTAACGACCCCCATGTCCTTCTGGGTCCGGCTGGTACACACTTCGATCAATGAAGTAATACCATCCAAAGATTTGTTCCGCCCAAAGTTTGAACGAAGGAAGGAGATGGAGATCGTTTCCGTCAGTCAAAGTAAGCTCGTTCTCGCAGTAAAGAACGAACCCCTCTACAGCTTTGTCGTCGTAGTAGTAGTTCGGATTCGCGATGAGAGCATCGATACGGTTCATCTCCATGGAGATCTCTTCGTTCACAGGAATGTCGCCCCGAAGAACGGCTTCACGGAACTGTCCATAGTAGATCGGCGTAGCGGTGTTAGATAGTGTCATCGGTCCTCCTCTCTTTAGACGACGGCAGCTGTTGCTGCTTTCTTGGCCATGGCAGCAGCGACCTTCTTCATCGCTTGCTGACGAGCCATCTGAGTCGCATCGGTAGCGAGACCACCAGCAAGATTCTTGGCCTGAGGTCGGACGGCTCGAACCAAGAGTTCCCTAGCCAGAGCTGCCCCGCGTGCGCGCGGGCGTTGCTGAGCAGCCAGCTTGGAGTACTGCTGCTCAAGGTTCATTCGCGTGACAAGAGCCTGCAGTTCCTGAGTAGACAGAGCGTCAGTAGAACTTCGCTTGGCCTTCTGTCCAGCCGTCACCGCACGAATTGCATCTTCGTGAGCATTGTGACCGCTTCCCCCTTTAGCGGTTACGCGCTGGCCTGGACGAGTATCGAGTTCAACCGCAGCGGGGCCAGTTGAGGCCGGACGCTTCTTACGAACTCCCCACTTCATTCCCTTAGTGCCGTAGTGCTCTAGAAAATCCTCGATTTCTGCCATTGGGTCCTCCTTTCTAAGTGACCGTATATGGATCAACCTCGACCATCGTGGAACCATTCCACCAGAATAAGTCTCCAGCAATCATGGTGCTACCGTTCCAGTAAAACATGTCGGCATACGGTGCTACTGCAGCTCCGTCGGT